CTCATTGCGTGTAGTGCTTTCAGACCTCCAACCTGCAACGATAAATCAATTATAACGGAATCTTTAGTTACCGAAGCCGAATCTGATAGCATTTTAGCACTTAATAAATCGGCATAAACTGAATCCTTTGCCGCTTCGATTTCAATGTGGTAAACATTGGTTGAATCAATGTATGGTTGACAATCTTTTGGTGCGTTTTGGCGCAGTTTCTTTATCAATTCAATGTTAGATGCTGCTAACTTGTTTGCGTAGCTGTTAGATGCCTTATATTTGTTATTCGCATCTGCTAACTTCTTATTGATTTCTGTTAATTCATTCATCAGCAAAGAGGCTTCGTGTCCGTGCTGCTTGACTGCAAGTTCTAATTGCTCCTTATAGTCAATATTGTGTGGCAAAGGTTGAGGTTTATTGCAGAATTTAACGAGGAGCAAAGTTAAGATTATTGCTATTCCTATTGCGGTTGTTTTTATGTTCATATTATTTTTATTTAGCACCCATCACCATCAATAACCGCAGTTGTGGTAGGTTTGTTTGTTGTAAATTTAGTTAAAAACTTCGTATTAACAAGCAGAAATGTCGCAACCAAACCGCCCCAAAAGGCTTGTTTAAGAGTGATTAATCCTTGCGTTTCTGCCAGTGCTAAACTTGTTTGAATGAATGGTAGCAGAACGTATATTAAATAATCCGCAATCTTTTTCAGTTGGCGGTTGTCGGGGCTGTGGTACTTTTGTTTTAGTTTCATATTTGTTTGTTTTTGTTGTATATGCGAAATTAGTAGCGCATATATGTTAGTTAGCGGTAATGCTGAAATGACAGCGTATCGTCAACATTGAACCTACCAATACTATCAACAAACCAAGTTGAACTCATATTCAAATCCATTTTACCAATAGGTTCAACTAAGTAAATACTTGTTTCTTTTGTTTTGTTATGTTCAATTCTTGTTACCACGAATTTTGATTGGCTATTAGGAAATTTAGTTTCTTCACCGCAAGAAGAAAGCACTACCGCTAACAGCACATAGGCAAAAAAGCCGTTCATTTTTCTATTCATCATTTTGTTTAATTTTTAAAGTTTGTCATTCTATTTAAGTTCTCGTTTCGGCTTCTTCACCTATCTGCGAACCGTTAATCAATTCGTTATTTCCCATTCAAATTTACCTTTTAAATTCCATTCGACCAAAGGCATAATTAAATCTACTTTATCCTTTCTCCTAAAATAAACGTGGTCAATCTTGCGACCTCCGATTACAATAAAATCAATCTTGCTGAAAGTTATGACTTCTTTACCATTCGTGTAGCGTGTGCCTCGTGTCATACTATTGTAGATTTCCAGTTCGTTAACTCATAGTGAGGCATATCACTTATGTTCTTAAAGTTGCCGCCCCAAGTTAGCTTGTTAGATACCGATTGCAGGATGTCCCAAAACTCTTTAAAATACTTTGGCGAGTAGTCAAGTTCACGCTTACCGACTTTAACGAATGCTATGTCAAAGGCACGAGAGGGGTAGTGGTTGTGGGGTGACTGCGAGGCTCTGGCAAGTGACACTTTCGGTCTTTTAGCAAAGTACACCTCCTGCATTGCGTTGTTCCTATAAGTGCATACAATGATAACGTGAACATCGTTGTGTATAGCGTTAAATTGCGCTTCGGCTTTCTTATAAGCGTTGGCTAATGTTGGGTGTAAATCTTCGAGCAAACGTGACTCAAACGGCTTGGTTTCATCTTTTGGTTTCATATTATTTTATTTTTAAATCCATAATTACTATATCAATATCTATTTTCACACCCTCTACACCATCTTTCTCGGCATAAGGGTATAACTGATAGCCAAAAGGCAAAGAGTGTCTTGGTGCAATCCTAAATGCGTAGCCATCGTTAGCCTTGCATTCAATATAACTGCCCCAATTTAATTCACACTTGACAAGCTCGCCAATTTCGTATCTGCCAATGCGTTGAATAGTGCGTTGACCTTTAATATACGCATAGAAATATAGCACAATGTAGGTATCTTCTTTGCGTATGCCTAAACGAATGCTATTGTAGTGATGCCAACCCCTTGAAAAGCCGATAACCTTTTGCACTCCGTGAGATTTCGCAAGGTCTGGAACAATGATGTCGCAAGTTAGCTTGGTAGGTTTCCAAAGTAACCTCATCTTTTCAACCATTGTTGCATAAACCCAGCACCGCATACAGCACTAACTAAAGAAGCGCAAAACGATATGCTAAAGGTAAGTAATTCGGAATTACCGAAATTGACTCCAGTCATTGCGAATGATACCGCCCAAAATGACATAAACATTGAGGCTACTGCCCACATAAATAATGATAGTTTTGTTTTCATAAGAATTAATTTTGGCAAACATAAAAAAAAAATAATTAACAAACAATTTTATTTTAATAAAATAATGTTGTAGGTTTGCGGTCTAATTTAAACACTAACACAATGATACAAGGAATTAAAAGTAAATTTTACACAGATGTTAAAACTCCAATTATAGCAGGAATGCAATTTTGCTATAATAAAGGAGAAACAAAAAATAACAAGTGCAAACAAATTGGTTATGATTTAGTTAGAATATATTTTGACACAATACAAAAAGATTGCACAATTGGTCAAGAAAGAATAAAAAGGATATTCAATGACTAATAAATAACCAGATAAAATAAAACACTACACATTTACAAACTAAACTAACTAACAATATGAAAACAAAAACAAAGCCTTTAAAAAATAATTTTCATAATTTATTTGTAAATACAACATTAAGTAATTATGGTTTCAAATTAGTAATGAATGATTATTTTATTAAAAAGAAATATAAACCAAGGGGAAACTATGATGATGCAGTGTTTTTATGTAATTTATGGAATAAACTTTGTCCAAGCGGATGGAATATAGATATGTCTATACCAAAACACCAACAAGACAGATATGTAAGATTACTTATTGCTGCAAAATATTCTATACAATATGAAAGATATGATTTAACTATAAGAATAAACAAATTACTAATTACTTACTTTTCTAAAAACTAACAACACAATGAAAACACTCATCCAACGCTTACTCTTTGGTTACAGACCTAACCGAGATGCCTACTTCCCAAGAGGTGGCGCAAAACTTACTTACAAAGGTGGCAATGCAGAAGCCATACATTCTGCGCTTGTTCTACTTAAATTTCAACTGCAAAATGGAAAAGGTTAAACAAAAACGCAAAATGGCACGAGTGATATGTGATAGCTACGTTCACATCCCGAAACCTGCAACGATAACGCAAGAACATTGGGATATTTGGCTTAACTATAATAGTGGCTTAAACACCATTGAGTGCGCTATGGTATCAAAAATGCAACCGCACGATATAACTAAAATCATTTCTGAAATAGTAGAGAGGCTGAAAAACAAAAGCAAGTTAGCAGAAGACTGGAGCGAAGATTTTGCCACAATAGAGGCAGCAATGGATTTTAAACAACGAATAGCTAACAACATTTATATGGCTATTCGAAAAGCAAAGAAAATGAATACAAACGAAATATTAATAATGAGTGAACTATGAAACAATCAAAACCAACACCCGAACAACTACAACAGGCATACGATGCAATTAAAACCATTAACATTAAACGAGTCGAAACCTATGGCCGCAATGCTGGTAAAGGCCCATTTGTTACCATTGGCGAAAAATGCCATATGACACAGGAGCAGGTCAAAAACATTCTTCGAAATCGTGTGGCTAACTGGAAGCCACAACATTTTAAAGTCTATAACCTTGCTAAACGATTTGTTAAAATATGTTAAAAGGTTAAAATAAATTTGTAGGTTAAAAAAGTATAGTTACATTTGTCGGGTCAAATAACAACAACAACTAAAAACACACACATTATGAAAGCAAAATTTGAAGTAACAAACTGGTTAAGCGCAAATAGAGATAGCATCATTGCAAAATATGAAGCATTAACTAAAGAAAAATTTTTTCAAGGTCATTCTCTTAAAATGTTTATGGTTGAAATTTTACAAGCTATGCAACGTAACAATGTTAAAAGCGAAAAAACAGCAGCTTCAAAATTACCTTTTTTAATGGGTCAAGTTTATTTTGACTTTTCAAATCCAAGCGCACAAGCAAATAAATCTAATTATTAATCAATCTTAAAAACTAAACACAATGGACACAACAACAATTTACACAAACGGCAAAAGCCTATTTACTTTAGAAAACTATTCTAAATCAGCTGGTGTATGTCACGCAAATCAAATTACTATACATAGTGTAGTAAGCAAGTTAAAAGCACGCTCAATGCACTCAAATGGCTCTTTACATTATGTGTTTGGTACTGGTGATTCAAAACACATTGCAGGTATATCATTGAAAAGAGGTCAAATTTCTACTTTTAAAATCAACTAACAATGCAAAAAACTAAAGAAGTAACCATCACCATTACATTTGAATGGGAGGATGCCGACATCGAATGCGGAATAAATGCAGGTTATTTAGTAACCGACATTATTAATTGGGACACCAAAAAACAAATTGATTTCTCACACGAATTTTACACAGAACTAACCGAAAAACTAACTTAAAATGAAACCACATCAAAACATCACCAAAACCATTACAAGCGTAACAACTTGGAAAATCGATGGCAGTCAAATGCGTATCGAATATGAAAGTGACTCTAAAACATTCTACGTTTGGGATGTTGACGGACAAATCGAAGCAACCTTTGAACTTAAAGAAGCCGATTGGATTATGAAGCTATGCGGTTTAGCGCGTGAATGCGACAACTGGGAACTTGAAATAGGCGGTAATGACATCATCACCAACCCGTCATTCGTAGAGGTAATTTTAGACCAATTTTTATACAAAGCAAAAGTTAATAATCATAATCAATAATAACAAACAAAATGACAATCAAAGGCACAATTAAGCGCATTGGCGCAACAGTAACAGTTAGTGATGGTAAGTTCTCAAAGCGAGAAATTATACTCACAACAGCAGACACTTACCCTCAAATCGTATCAATCGAATTGCAGCAGAAGTCCTGCTCATTAGCAGATGACCTCAAAGTAGGTCAAGACATTGAGGCGCACATTAACATTCGTGGCAGAGAGTGGACAAGTCCGCAAGGAGAAGTTAAGGTGTTTAATACGATTGCTTGTTGGAAAGTTGATGCTAATCCGTTTACTCAAACCGAAGACACGCAAGTGGAGTATTCAAAGCCGAGTAATAATCAAGAAGTACCATTTTAATAACCCCTAAAAACAATTAACAATGAACACACAAGTTTCAATCGTACAACAACTGCCAATATCAGAATTAATGAACTTGGCTAAAGCATTTGCAGAGAGCGGAATGTTTGCTGATACTAAAAGTGCAGCGCAAGCAATAGTCAAAATTCAAGCAGGGCAAGAAATCGGAATACCTCCATTTGCTGCAATGACAGGAATTCACATCATTCAAGGCAAGCCGACAATCGGTGCTGGTCTTATAGCATCACGATTAAAAGGGAGTGGCAAGTATGACTATCGTGTTGTTGAAGCATCTGAAAAGGTTTGCAGCATTGATTTCTATCAAGGTAAAGATAAGATAGGTAACAGCACATTCACTATTGAAGATGCAAAAAAAGCACTTACAAAAAACATTGATAAATTCCCAAAGAATATGCTATTTGCAAGGGCTATCAGTAATGGAGTTAAATGGTATTGCCCAGACATCTTTAGTGGGCCAGTTTATGTACCAGAGGAAATGCAAGTGGTGACTACTGAAGAAGCTACCCATATTGAGATTGACACTACTATTGATGAAATCATTAATGACATTCAAGTGTGCGTATCACTTGATGAAATCAAAGCAGTATGGAAGAAATTAACACTTAACCAAAAAACAGACCTACGAGTATTAGCAGCAAAAGATGATATGAAAGCTAAATTAACACCTAAAACCGAAGCGTAATGAAGTTAACTATCTATCAAATCGAACAAAGCTATAACCAGTTAGCAGAGGAACTTATAGAGAATGGGGGCGAGTTAACCCCCTCTCTTGAGGAAGCGTTAGCAATCACAGAAGAGCAACTACAAAACAAATCAGTCGCCTATTCTTTTGTAATTAAACAAATGGATGCTGATGTTGACATCATTGATGCTGAAATTAAGAGGTTGCAGAATTTAAAAAAGCAGCGTGAGAAAGCATCGGAGTATCTTAAAGAGCGCATTAAACACGCAATGGACACATTCCAGATTGAAGAAATAAAGACACCATTGGTGAAGATTAACTTTAGGAAGTCTGAATCAGTTGAGGTGGAGGATGTAAACCAACTGCCTGCTGCATTCAAGGTGGTTAAGGTTACTGAACAAGCAGACAAAGCAGCTATTAAAGCAGCACTTAAGGATGGTGTTGAGGTTACTGGATGCAGCATAGCAACACATCGGAATTTGCAGATAAAGTAAAAAACAATTGCCCATAGTTAGTAAAATAGCTATGGGCTTTATTATGACTACTCCGCAACGCTGCAACACATTGAATGGCAAATTATTTATAATATAGAATATAAAAAAATGATAAAATATTATTTTTTAAATTTTTTGGGTTTCAATGTGGTGTTTTTGCCAAAAAACAGATTGCAAAAAGTGTTTATATCAATGTTTATAAGTAATTAATACGCACCACATCAATACGTTTTAAAGTGTTATATTTGTTGCGTAATCAAAAAAAAATAAAATGAACTGTACCAAAATTGAAAAAGTGTTGCGAGAACAAACCATTAATATGTTCTCAAAAGAGTGGTATCATAACACATCTTTGATAATTGCTAAAAGTATTGAAGCACCATCACCAAGATATGGAGATGTGGTCTTAAATTTTTCGCTAAAGGAATTTCAAAAACTAAATGATTATTTTGAAACATTGCAATTAAATTATATTTATACCAATAGAGATTTTTTACCCATTGTTTCCGATATAATTCCAAACATCACTCCAAAAAGAGTAAGGATGGAATTAAAAAGGTTTGCAATTGAAAAAAAACTATACATTAAAGAAAAAAACACTACACCATTTGGTAGAACATTTGTTTTACTAAAAGATTATTAATATATTTGCAAACCGATTTTAAATAATAATAGAATGATACAGATTCTAAATAATAATATTGGCAGCAATGCCAACAACAAACCATCTACTTACTTGGCTGTATCCCTTGTAAGAGATGGTTTTGTTTTCTAATATGATAGTTACAATATACAAATCTCTAAAAGAGGTTACCAATGGATTTCAGCGTGATGTTAACTATGTCTTTGAGCGCATTAGGTCTGGGAAGTCACAAAAGTTAATCGAACAAATTCAAGCGGAAACAGATGAGGAAAAGCAGCAGGCACTTAAAAAAGAGTTACCTGCAATAAATTTTCAAGGTGTTTTCAAGGAGCGAAATGATAAAGGAATAAAGCAATTTAGCGGATTGATGCCATTAGATTTTGATAAGTTCAAAGATAAGGCTGAAATGACTGCGCTAATGGACTCATTAAAAGATAATGAGTATGTATTCGCAATGTTTATTTCGCCTCGTGGAAATGGCTTTAAATTGATAATTAAGATACCTTTAGATGGTGCATCAAATTACAAAGGTTACTTTGATTCATTAAAGAACTATTTTGATTCTGATTATTTTGATGCAAGTAGTAGTAATATTTCAAGGTTGTGCTACGAAAGTTATGACCCAAACATTTACATCAATCCAAAGGCTTTAATCTATAATGAAGTTGAAGAACCAGAGTATAGTGACATAGGAACTATAACACCAATATTTGCCATAAATAGTGATAATAGAATAATTTCAAATTTACTTACTTGGTGGAAGAAAAAATATGGCAACACTAAAGGGAGTAGAAATACAAACCTATTCAAATTAGCAATGGCATTGAACTGCTTTGGCATTGATAAGCACGAAGCATTGAACGTACTTAACGAATTTCAAGAAAGTGATTTCACACTATCGGAAATTGAAACCTTATGCAAATCAGCCTACAAAAAATCTGAAGTACACGGAACGAGATTTTTTGAGGACAATGCCATTAAGTTTAAAATTGAGAAGCAAGTTAGGCAGGGAAAAACTGCAAAAGAAATAATTAAACTATTGCCAGATGTTGACCCTAAAAAAATTGATGAGGCATCAGAAACTATTAGAGAAAATATTGACATAGAAGACTACTGGTCATTCGATGACAAAGGAAAGTTTAAATTGTCACCTCATAAATATAAATTTTGGCTGGAGAATAACAACTTTTCTAAATTCTTTCCAACCGAAAGTAAAACCTTTACGTTTATTCAGATTGACCAAAATCAAGTTGAAGAAACTAATGAGAAAAGAATAAAAGATTATGTCCTCAATAATTTAATGGAGCGCAAAGATATTGGCTATTCTCCATACGATTCAATGGCATCTTCAACTAAAGCATTCAACATTGATTTTCTTGGTTTACTTGCAAGTGCTAACATCAAGATTAAAGAAGACACGCAAGATGAGATATTTCTTTACTACAAAAATTGCGTTGTTAAAATCACTAAAGATAGCTTTGAAACTATTGATTACCTTGATGTTGATGGTTATGTTTGGAAAAATCAAATTATTGATAGAGATTTTGCCATTAAAGACCATCACAATAGTGAATATAGAAGTTTTATCTGGTATATTGCTGGAGAAAATAAGCAGAAATATAACACTTTTAAATCAGTAATAGGCTATTTAATGCATTCCTTCAAGACCTCTGCCAACAACAAGGCAGTAATTCTTAACGATAGTGTAATAAGCGAAAACCCAAACGGAGGAAGCGGCAAGGGCTTATTTTGCAATGCTTTAAGTCACTTGAAAAAGGTAAGCAGCATTGATGGGAAAACCTTTGATTTTAATAAATCGTTTCCCTATCAAACAGTAAGTACGGACTGCCAATTGTTAGTATTCGATGATGTTAAAAAAAACTTTGACTTTGAGCGTTTATTCTCTTTGATTACTGAAGGAATAACTATCGAATATAAAGGGCAGGATGCAATCAAGCTACCAGTACAGAAGTCACCGAAAATTATAATCACTACTAACTACACAGTAGGTGGTGTGGGTGGTAGTTTTGAACGCAGAAAGTTTGAAATTGAACTATCCGATTACTTTAACGCTGGTAACACACCATTGATGAAGTTTGGCAAGTTACTATTTGATGAGTGGGATGATGATGAGTGGAGTAGGTTTGACAATTATATGATTCAATGCGCCCAATATTACCTCAACAAAGGTTTAGTGTCTGCTGAATTTGGAAATATTCACACACGCAAATTCATCAAGAACACCTCATTTGAATTTTACGAATGGACAAAGACACACGAAGTTTTCTCATTCAACGATAGGCTTTCAAAGAGAGAGAAGTATAATGAATTTCTTGAAGAGTATCAAGACTTTAAGAAGTGGCTTTCACAAAAGAAATTCAAACAATGGCTTGAAAACTATTGCACTTTTTATGACTACAAATATGCTGAAGGTAATTCAACACCAATAGGCAGGTGGTTTACCATTGAGAATGAAACTAAAATGTGGGAAGATTTAAGAACTGAAGAAAAACCAAGTTTTCAATGATACAATTAAGAGACTACCAAAACAAAATTGTAGATGAGGTTAGAAAATCATTTACCAATGGCAAAAAAAGAGTGATACTTTGCGCTGCAACTGGCTCTGGCAAAACTGTGATGTTTACTTACATCGTTAAAAATGCAATTGAAAAAGGTGGCAGGGTGCTAATATTCACGCATCGAACAGAGCTGCTCAAACAATCCTCAAAAACATTTGGAAACTTTGGCTTAACACCAGAGTTAATTACTGCCAATTCAACACCAGACCTTTCACTATCTCTTCACGTTTCAATGGTCGAAACATTCAACCGAAGAATTGAAGACTACCTACTATTTCTTCAGTCAAGAACATTGATTATAATTGATGAGGCACACCTTGAGAGTTTTACAAAATTGCTACCTTACTTTTCGCCACAAACGTATGTGATAGGTGCTACTGCAACACCATATCGAAAAGGCAAACAGAATTCATTATCGGATTTCTACACCGATATGATTCAAAATGTTGACACACCAGACCTCATCAGAGATGGTTACCTTTCCGATAGCATCACCTACGGAGTCAACATTGATATGAAAAACTTAAAGAAAAAAGGTGATGATTACGATACTGAAAAGTATTATGAAGAAAACAAAACTTATGAAGGAGTTGTTGCTAATTACATAAGGTTAACACCAAACAAAAAGGCTATTGTTTTTGCATCCAATGTCAATTCTTCAAAGCAGGTTTGCTTTCAATTTAATTGCAATGGCATCAAAGCAAAGCATATTGATGGTAATACTCCAGATGCTGAAAGAGTAAACATTCTTGATTGGTTTGCCAATACACCTAACGCAGTAATTTGCAATTGCGGAATTCTTAACGCTGGATATGACCAGCCCGATATTGAAGTGGTAATTCTTTACCGAGCCACAACATCACTACCATTATTCTTGCAAATGTGTGGCAGAGGTAGCAGAGTAACACCAACCAAAAATAAGTTTACTATTTTGGATTTTGGTAACAATGTTTCGAGGCACGGATATTGGGAGGATGCAAGGATTTGGTCGCTGCATAAGGAAGTGAAAAAAGCAAAAAAAGCAGAACTAATGAAGTCCTGCAAACAATGTGAGGCACTTATACCTATTCGTTCAGTTGAATGTAAATTTTGTGGTTACGTTTATAAATCGAAAACTAAAGTACAAAGTGAATTTGCTGAACTTGTTTTGATGCCAAAAAAGGAAATTAATTCATACGCTATGAAACAAGATTTACTAACTATTGTTGAAATGTGCAAAGCTAAATTAATTAAACCAGCATTTGTTCTACATTCAATGACTGATAAGCAAAAAGCACTTGATTTCGTTAAATTAATGGGTTACAAAAAAGGTTGGTTACATTTTAATAAAGATAGATTCAATGTGTTCAGAGGATAAACTACATCAAGATTGTTACGTTTGGTTTCACAACACCTATCCCAATTTGCGTGGCTTATTGTGCTATAACTTAAACAATAGCAAGAATAAAATTGATGGTGCAAGAAATAAGGCAAAAGGTCTAATTGCAGGGCGGTCTGATATGGTGCTTTACTACAATAGCAATGCGTTTATGATTGAATTCAAGACATCAGATGGTTCGCAGTCAGAAGGTCAAAAAGAGTGGGAAGCATTGGTTAGGAGTAATGGTTTCCAATATCACATTATAAGGTCACTTGAGGAGTTTAAATCACTTATTCTTATGTTATTAAAATAATACTTATCTTTGTGGTATGAAAGCGAAAGCGCAAAAACTTGTTGATTTGCAGATATTAAGCAAGTGCAAAACAGAAATTCCAAAAGATGGGTAGGTTGAGTGGCTTTTTTGCTTTAAAAAAAATGTAATTTTGAGGCTATGAAAAAAGGAATGAAATATAAAAGGATAATTGATTTTGAATTGATAAAGGTGGCTTGGCCTTTTAATTGCTTAGATGCATTGTTTGATAATGATGCGAGTAATATAGTTAGTAAACGAGGTAGGTATATTTTGAGTAAAGGGAATCGTTATTTGAGGGCTTATTTGGCTGATGAAAGTAATTTTGGTTAAGGGCAAAAATATTACTGATTTAACAGCAATTGAAAAAGATTGCGGAGATTATATAAGAATTAAAATATCGTAAATGAAAGCAGACCAAGAAAAACAAATTAATTTTATTCTTTTTGAATTAAGAATCGGCTCGGAGCGTGGAAATATTTTACAAAAGTTTACAAAAGTTTACAAAAGCAGTATAAAAACATTTGATAACCGATTAAAGATTGCAAAAGAGCGTTTTTATATTGAATCTGAACGAATAAATAAACAAACTGAACAAGTATTAACAGATGTGCATAAAGATGCTTTAAAAATCGGTTTAAATACTAAATTAGAAAGACAACTACAATTGCAAAATAAAATCAATGAACTTGATGAGATATTATTAAGGGGTACAACACCAGATACTATTTTTGATAATAAAGCAATGATTTCAGTTGATGTGATACGCAGTTTGACTGCCATTGAAAGGGCTAATCTTATGAAAGTCCAAAGAGAAATTACTGCCGAACTAAACAAAATGGGCGGTGATTATGCCCCTGCGAAAAGTGAAGTAAAATTAGTTGGTGAACAACCGCTATTTAATTAATATGTTTCGCAGAACAACCGCCATTAACAAGTTATTGGCTATGAAAGCCCGAAAGCGTGTTGTACAAGGTGGCACAAGTGCAGGAAAAACATTTGGCATCATTCCAGTTGCTGCTATTGATTACGCAACTAAACATCCAAGACACCTCATCACAGTAGTAGCTGAATCAATACCAGCAGTAAGAAATGGAGCGGTTAAAATCTTTCAAGACACAATGTTTGACACTAATCGTTGGATTGAAGAACATTGGCGAAGTAACCCAATGGAGTACAAATTCTCAAATGGTGCAATAGTTCAGTTTACTGCTTTCGATTCAGTAGGTAAAGCAAAGGCAGCAGGGAAGCGTGATGTACTATTCTTGAATGAGGCTAACCACATTGATTATGAAATTGCCGATGCGCTAATTACAAGGAGTAACACGATTTGGATAGATTACAACCCAGACCGACAGTTTTGGGTACACGATGAGATATTAACCGAATCAGATTCAGAATTCTTATTGCTTACTTACAAAGACAATGAGGCAATTCCTCCAGAAATACTTTCAGAGTTGAACATTAAGTTAGGCAAGGCATACCATAATCCTTTAGGTGATAAAACAGACCCAAACAACATCAAGAACGAATATTGGCATAACTGGTGCAGAGTGTACATTGATGGTGAAGTAGGCACATTGCAGGGTGCTATATTTCAAAATTGGGATATTGGTGAATTCGATGAGAGTTTACCTCACGTTTATGGTTTGGATTTCGGATTTTCAAATGACCCAGATTCACTAATTAAAATAGCAGTAGATAAAAAAAGAAGAGTAATATACTTGCAGGAATGTATGTACAAAACTGGCAATTCAACCGAGCAATTGAGCGAATCGTTGAGGTTGCGAGTAAATCCCATCAATAGCATCATCGTTGCTGATAGTGCTGACCCACGAACCATAAACGATTTAAGGCAAAGAAACTTTAACGTAATGCCAGCGCAAAAGGGCAAAGATAGTGTGAGAAATGGCATCAAGCGAATGCAGGACTACCAAATAGTTGTAACTGCTGATAGTTTAAACCTAATTAAAGAATTACGCAATTACATCTGGCACGATAAGAAAAGCGAAACACCTATTGATGCATACAACCATCAAATTGACCCTGCACGATACGGATTTGATTATTTAGTACCAGTATCCACATTAGCCATTGGAGGTGCTTAAAATGAATTATTTTAGTAAATTTGCTAATATGAAAAGAATTATTAATACATTTGTCCAATATTTATTCAATAAATGAATTTCATTCAAAAGGTAGTTGGAAAATTAGCAAACAAAGCATTAAGCTATGCCAATACTATTTCGTTGACAGAGCAGAATAGAGAAACAATCTGGCGAGAGTTTGGTGGATTAATGCCATTAAATTGGGGTAATAGAGCAGATTTAATGATTAGGGAGGGCTATTCAGAGAATGTTGATGTTTATGCCATCGTTAAGAAGATAGTTGATGTAAGCAAATCTATTCCTTGGATAATTGAAAAAAAGAGAGTTGATGGTACTTGGGAAAAGATTTATAACACATCTCTTCACGAATTAATGGATGAGCCAAACAACTATAAGGGCTATACTTGGAATGATATTGAAGAGCAAACCTTACTTTACTTATTAATAACTGGCAATGTTTATTTGGTTGGTAATACTCAATTTAATTCAAGACTAATTCAAGAATTAGATATTCTACCAAGTTCAGCTATTAATATCTATAACAGAAACTTAAACTTTTTTATGCCACAACTTGAATATCAATTCAATTTCGGTGGCACATCAAGGGTATACACGCAGAATGAATTAAAACACATTAAGTTCTACAATCCAAACTTGCAGACCTTTGACTATGGTTTAAGTCCAGTACAAGTGGCTGCATACGTTGTTAAGGTTGGAAATGAGCGTTGGATTGCCGATGCAAGTATATTGAGTAACAAAGGTGTTGCAGGTTTAATTAGTGATAGTTCACAATTACCGATGACACCAGATGAGGCTACAAGGGTAGATGCTGAATTGAGAAATAGAGTAGGAGGAGCGCATAACTTTGGTAAGATAATTACCACTAATAAAGATTTAAAGTACATTCAGATAGGTATGTCACCAAGTGATATGCAACTACTTGAAAAAGGCATAGTTAATACCAGAGCATTGTGTAATGTGTTCGGTATTGATGCTAAACTATTCAACGATACTGCTGCATCTACATTCAATAATAGTTTGGAAGCGCAGAAAGCTATGTACACAAATTGCATCATTCCTCTATCAGATAAAATGGCAGAGGCATACACGCAATATCTTTGCGCTAATCACTTTCCGAGTCAACAAGTGAGAATGCGACAAGACTTTAGCGGTGTGGAATGTCTGCAAGAAAACAAAATGCAGTTAGCAGACTTTAAAATGAAAGGCATATTTACTGCGAATGAAGTTAGAGTAGCAATGGGAAAACCTCCCATTACTGATGACCCGAATGCAGATAAATTAATTATATCAACAACATTACAAAGCACAATAGGCAATGAGCAAAACCAAAGCACAACTGGAAGCAATTAAGATTAAGAAATTAGCAACTAAAATTGTAAAGAAATGAAGTTACCAAAATTCAATGATAAGAGTGAGAAGTGGGCTTTCTTGAAGAAGAATAAAGACCTCATCATTGCTGAAAAAAAGGCAGCAACAAAGTATGCTGATTGCATTGCTTATTCACTACCAACTGAATATAAAAAAGATGGTGTAACGAAATCAATGATGGATGACATTGATATGCCAGATGAGGTTGAAGTTATTACTGCGAAAGTGGTAATAAACACAACTAATTTAGTTGACAGTCACGATGATTGTCACATTCAAGGCATCTGGAAGAAGTCACTAAATGAAACAAAGTCATTTTATCTATTGCAGGAGCATAAAATGGCATTCGATAAGGTTATAAGTGATACCATTGTTGCAAGTACAAAGAAAATGACTTGGGATAAGTTAGGCTTTCCAGAGTTACAAGGTGATACTGAAGCGTTGATATTTGAGGCCGAAATAAGCATTGATAGGAATGAATTTATGTTCAACCAATATCTTAATGGTTGGGTGAAAGAACATTCAGTAGGGATGAGATATATCAATTTATATTTGTGCATCAATTCTACATCGAAGCAGTTTATTGAAGAGAAAGCAAATTGGGATAAATATTATCCGATGGTAGCGAATAAAGATTATTTAAAAGAAGATGAATATTTTTGGGCAGTAACAGAAGCTAAAATTATTGAAGGTAGTGCTGTATTAAAAGGCAGCAACTATGCTACACCAACAATTAGCGTGACCATACCAAAAGAAAATATTGAGCCGTTAAGCAACACTCAAACAAACGAAGCCGCAATAGCACTTCAAAAAACTAAACAAAAACAATTATTTATTAATCTCACAAAAAACATTTAAAAATGAAGAGTAAATTTGAAAATTTCCTTGAAACAAAAGGATTGAACACCATATCTTTCGCAAACCAAGAAGCAGAAGAAATGGCGAAGTTGTATAACGAATACAACGAAGAAGCAAGAAAAGCATTAGAAGATGCGGTTGCTAAAAGTGCAAGTAAAGAAGACATCGAATCTTTGAAATCGGAACTTGCTACTGCTCAAAAAGAGCAAATGGTACAATTGAACAAAACATTGAAAGAATATGGTTTGGCAATTGAGAAATTGAACAAAGATAACCAAGCAAATTCTTTGACCTCTCAAGCATCTGATATCAGAAAAGCATTAGAAGAAAACAAAGCTAACTTGACAAAGTTGAAAGACCTTGATAAGTCTGCTGCTCACGGTGCTGGATTCAGTTTCAAAGCAGTAGGTGATATGTTAGAATCTACTAACATTAGCGGTGGTAATGTGCCAGTTGAGCAACGTATTGCTGGATTGAATTTAATTGCTACACGCAGACCAAGACTAATTGATTTATTCGCTAAAGGTCAAGCAGCAAGTAACATTATTTCTTGGGTTTACCAAGCAAACAGAGATGGTGCTGCTGGTGGAACTACTGAAGGTTCAACAAAGAATCAAATTGATTTTGATTTAGTAGTTGCAAGCCAAGCGGTTGTTAAGCGTACTGCATTCATCAAGGTATCTACAGAAATGTTAGATGATATTGATTTCATCGAAAGCGAAATTCGTAACGAATTAATGCGTTTATTGATGTTAGATGTTGAGAATACATCTTATAGCGGTAACGGAACTGCACCAAACTTAAATGGTATCAGAACAGTTGCAACTGCGTTTGCTGCTGGTACTTTCGCAGGTACAGTTGACAATGCTAATAGTGCCGATGTACTTGTTGTTGCAATGAATCAAATTGCTATTGCAAATCAAGAAGCACCTAACGCTATTTTGATGCACCCATCAGACATCGCAGCATTGAAGTTAATGAAAGTAAGTGCTACTGATAAGCGTTATGTTGATAGATTACTTTACGTTGGTATGGAGTTAACACTTGATGGTGTGCCGATGATTGGAAGCACATTGGTGACTGCTGGTACTTACCTTGTAGGTAACTTTAATTTGTCTGTATTGTACCAAAAGCAAGGTATAATGATTAACATCGGTTTAGATGGTAATGACTGGACAAAGAATATGCGTACTATCATTGCAGAGTGGAGAGGTGCATTAGTAACCAAGAACAACGATAGAACTGCGTTTGTGAAAGGTACATTTGCAACTGACATTGCTGCATTAGAAACTGCTTAATTAAATGAGCAAAGTAAAATCTAAAGAAGTAGTAGCGGAGGTGCAAACCTCTGCTGCTGCTCCTTCTGAAAAGAAATCAGAAGCGAAAGAAGTAACGCAATCAAAAAGAGAAGTTGAGGTTGTTGTTATTAAGGATTTTAAAGGCTTAAAAGCAGGTGAAAAAGTAGTTGTTTCTGAAAACATTGCTGAATTATTAACTAATAAAGGTCTTGTAAAATAATATGGGAATTCTAATATCAGCCTCCGATTTTACTGGCGAAAATAAAATAGCAACGGATGTATTTACGGATGCTGAATTAGATGCTTTTATTACCATTTATGAGGCAAAGTTACTTTATGAGTTGATGGGCATTGAGTTGTATGATTTATTCATTGCAGACCTTGTTGGAGGTGTGCCACAGACTCCAAAGTATGTGACCATTTACGAAGCGTTTGTCAAGGAAATAGATGATGAGATGATTATGAGTGATGGTATGAAAGTAATGTTGGTTAAGTGGGTGTTTTTTCACTATGTTAGAACGCAAAGCCAGACCAATACCATTCAAGGTAACACACAAAGCGAAGGCACTATTAATATGCCAAGCGCAATGAGTTACACATCACTATGCATTGACTACAACAAAATGATTAGTACATTCAAGGCAATTCAAAACTATATTGAGTCGGTAAAAGATGCCGATTATCCAACATTCAAAGGTGTTTATAAAAAATATATATCGTGGGCTTAATAACTACTAAAGACCATATCAAAAATGTTGTTGACTCAATAGATAAAACTATTGTAGTTAGTTCAGTTGTTGCCGATGGTAGCAACTGGAAACTGATGACAACAAATACGAAGTGGGCAACCTTTGGCAAGGTGTTAAGCGGTAAGGTTATTAAGGCAGTTGTATTCAACGAATCAATCACCATTGCATCTGCTACAGAGCCAACCATCGGCATCTATAATTTAACAGCGCCATTCTTTTATTTTGGGACATTTTTAGAAACCAATTCAGAACTTATCAAAGTGTCAAGCAGTAACAATAAATTACCATTGATTTACCTGCATATGAATGCACCAGAGAGTTTTTCTGATGAAGAATCTACTATTGATTTTGAAAGTGATTGCGCAATCTATTTTCTTGTTGATGCCGACCCCAAAAACTGGTTGAGGTCAACACATTTAGAGCAGGCAATTAAACCAATGAAATCACTATGTTCCGAGTTTATTCGTTCTTTATTTGCGTATAGTAGAACTAACGCAAGCAACAAGATTACATACGTTGAAAATGACTATGCCAATTTCGGTAAGGTGCAATGGGAAGGAGTGAAGACACAAATCTTTGCTGATAATACCTCTGGTACTGAATTGCTAATTAAAATACCATTCAACAAATGTTTTTCCTGCTGCGAAAATTAAATTAAAACAAATTATTAATACTTAATACAAAAACAATATGTCATTATGTTCTTGCGATGTGTCGCTACAAAACACAGGTTCACCAAGTTGCGCCCCAATTATGGGTGTTGCAGCAAATTTTATTTTAGTTCCGTTAATTGCCAACGATGGTACATTTAACTACATTGACCCATCAGATACCTTGAATGATGCATACTTTACTGCATTAATCAACGAAGCCGATGATAGTAAGCGTTGGTATCCAACTGGAAAGTTAAAGAATGTTACTACTGATAGAGCAGACCCTATTTTAGAAACATTTGAAGATGGTTCAAGTGTATTTATCCGTGATGGTATCAGAAACTTTACTGCTATGATTATCAAGGGTAGCTTTGAACTTGCAAAACAATTCAACGCTAACAGATGTTCAACTTTCGGTATCTTTATCGTTGATTTAGATGGTAACATTTTAGGCACTACCAAAACTGGAAGTGATTACCTTTACCCTATTGCGGTTGATGCTGCTACTTTCTATGCAAAGCCAGTGTTTACAACTGACACAACTATCCAAAAGATAATGTTGCAAGGTCAATGGGATGTGTTACAAAAGGATGATGATTTAAGAATGATTTCAGCATCTTCAATAACTGCTGCTAACATCGTTAACTTGAAAGGTCTAATGAATGCTTATACAACTATTCTTTATACATCACAAGTTGAAATGGGTTTGAGTATATATGCTAAAGTTGGTAACATCGTTACAAACTACAAAATCGAAGGTCTTGTGGCTGCTGATTTTGTTTCAAGTGATACTGGTTCAACAGGTAAAATCTACAATGTTACTGATGATTCTGATGTTTCATTAATTTCAGTAGTTGAATCAACCACATATCCAGGCCAATATATGCTTACTTATGCTTCACAAGTTGTTTCTGATGTGTTACAACCTTTAATCAAGAAGAATGGTCTTGATGGTGTTACAATGTTAGGCACAACTGGAATAGTTGATTAATTAGAATGTTAAATTAAGAAGCCTTTGCAGAAATGCAAGGGCTTTTTTAGTATATTTGCAGTATGTGGAATCTTGAAGTAATTGCCAGAAATGTCAAGAAGTTAAACGAAGAGAAAGCGTTTCAAAAAGTTATTCGTAATCCAGCCATACAACTTGAGGCTATTAGGTTGAATCGTGATGAACAATTATATCAAAAAGGTGTAGACAATCAAGGAAATAAAATGCGTTCAGATTACGCAAGATTTGGCAACTTTTACGCAAATTCTACAATAGCAATTAAGAATGAGAAAAATCAGCCAACAGATAGGGTTACATTGCGTGATAGTGGCGCAATGTATCAAACATTTAAGACAAAAATAGTTGGTGATGAGTTGATGCTGGATGTCAATTCAATTAAGGAGGGCAAAGATTTAGTGAATAGATTTGGACAATTTGCAGGGCTTGATGAAGAGAGCAAGAATAAATTATTAATAATGGCAAAACCAATAGTTTTAGATTATGTTAAGAACACAATTTTATAACAACATTGACACGATGCCCATCTACAACTACTTACAAGTTGTGGAGCAGGGAAACAAGAATGCATTGATACGTAAATGGGGACTATTCAAGCGCAATTTCACCATTGCATTTGAAGATTTGCAGCGACAAATTGTGAATAGATTTGGCATATCGGAAAGTTATATGGAGGTACTTGAAAAAAAGTGCGAAATAGCGTGTTTGCAGATAGATTTGCACATCACCGATGATAGGTTTAACAAAACATTAATAGGCATTGCACAAAGCGAATTAAAGGAGTTAACAGACCGCAAATCATCAACTACTGATGAGATAAAAGATTATTTGGAAAAGTATAAAGGATTTCATTTATCTTTGCATACAATTACTGTAGCTGAATGGTTCAGTTATGTTAAAAATTATTCAAAGCAGCAGGTTAAAACAGAGAAATAATGGCAGAAGGTAAAGCGTTAGGTAAAGATGATTTATTTGAAAGTGATGCATTTAGTGATGCCATTAAAGGTGCTGATGCATTGTTGAAAATTATTCGTGAAACTAACAAAGAAATAAAGGGCAGTTTAGCATCTCAAAAGCAGTTTGTTTCTACGTTTAAAGCCAAATCTTTTGATGATGTAAAAAAGTTAAATACTGGACTAAAAGAAACATCAAACCTCATCAAGATAAAGCAGCAGTTGGAGGTTGCTGAATTAAAAGTATTGCAGCAGCAACAATCATTAGAGCAATCAGTAATAAAAACTACGATTGAGAAAAATAAGTTAACCAGAGAGCAGTTAAGAGCGGAACAAGACTTAACAAAAGCCATTGAAGCAGAAGAAAAACAAAAGCAAAAGCAACTTAAATCTTTAAAGGATTTAAATTCAGAATACAAGCAGGGTGTAAAAAGGTTAGCAGAAATAAAAGTACAATTAAAGGAATTAAAATTTACTGGTCAAGAAAACACCAAAGTTTATCAATCATTAAGCAAAGAATTTAGCGAATTAGATAAGCGTGTGAGAGGTGCTGAAGAAAGCGTTGGTGAGTTTCAAAGGTCTGTCGGTAATTACAAAGAAGCATTAAGTGATGTTATTGGCGAAACTGGTTTATTTAATAGTGGTATTGGTAAACTTATTGGCACACTAAAGAAATTAAAACAGCAGCAAGATGATACTGGTTCAAGTTCAAGCAAGTTAACTAACCTATTAAAGTTATCTGGAATAGGAATTGCAATTGCAGCAGTTACAGCATTAGTAGCAGCGTTTAATGCACTAAAAGATGTATCACAAAAAGTATATGATGAGTCACAAAGATTGAAAGAAGCAGGAATAGCATATGCTATTGCATTGGCAGTTCCTGGTCAAAATGCGGATGCAGCACGAATAGCTACACTTGCATATTATGATGCGTTAGTATTATTCAGAAAAGAGTTAAGGTTGCAGCAAAAAGAATTGCAGCAATTATCACTTGATGAGCAGGATTACAATGAGATTTATCAAGATTCAACATTATCTTTTCAAAAGAGAAATGAGGCACTTGCATTGGCTATTGCATTGAGTGAAAAGAGGGCAGCAAAAGGTGTTGACATTGCACAAGCGGAATTGAATATTATTAATCAAGAAATAGCAGCGAGAGAAGCAATTGTTGGAGCAGGTAACGCTACAAATGATTTATTAGATAAAAGATTGAATGCTGAATTGAGTTTAAATGTAGCATTAGATGACCAAGCAGATTTGGTAAGGATAAATGCACAAAGAACAAGGGAAGCAAATGTTAATGCTGCTATTGCTGAAATTGAATTGACAAGGAGCAAAAAGTTAAGCGCAAAAGGTGAAGAGCAGATATTGAAACAACAACTTGAAGACCTGCAGCGACAATTAGAGGAGCGAATAGACATCAATAAAAAGTTACTTGCATCACAAAAGGCTACAAGTCAAGAAGAGATTAGAATATTTAAAAGCAAAATAGGTATTCAATTCAATGAAACAAAACTATTTAATGAGGAGAATGCAATAGCTTTAAAAAGGCAATTAGAAGCATTAGGATTAGGTGAAGCAGCAACAACTGAACTTGCAAAAATAGTTAAGATTTATCAAGACAATGTCATTGCCAACAATGAAACGATAGCAAAGCAAGAAGAGGAAAAAATAAAAAGAACGCAAAAGATTGCTGAAATTGATAGACAAATATTGCAAAATCAGTTAGATTATGATGCTGAAATAGCGCAACAAACAACGGAAAATGTCAATAAAAAGCGTGAAGAAAACAATGCTAAATTATTAGAGGGGGATAAGGCTTTTAATTTAAAGAGATTAAAATTAAGAGAGTATTACATATCAATTCAAAATAATTTAATACAACAAGAATATGACACCGCAAAATTAGCGTTAGAAGCAAAGGCAGAAGATGAAAGAATAAAAGCAACGGAGTCAATTGCTGATGAGAAAATAAGGGCAGAAGAAATAAAAAAAATAAATGAAAAATTAGCTATTGATTTAGACAAGTTAGCTAACAAAAAATATGAGGCTGAAAAGGATGCAACGCAAAAAACAAAAGAAGAAACTGAAGCGTTAAGAAAAAAACAAACTGAAGTTGTAATAGATGAGATTGACAAGGTAACCAACGCAATTTCAAAGGCGGTTCAAAGAAGAAATGAATTGGCGAATCAAGAATTAGATACTAAAATATCTGATACTGAAAAAGCCATTGAGCAGCAGCAAAGATTGGCAGAAAGAGGTCTTGCAAACACATTAGCATTTGAGCAAAGTAAGGCAGCGAAGTTACAACTTGAGCGTAAGAGGTTGCAAGAACAAGAAATTAAGCAGCAAAAGCGTGTTGCATTCTACAACTTGTTAAGTGGTTATGCAAAAACAGAGCCAGCAACTGCATTGCAAAAAGCAATATTAGAAACTACGTTAGCTGAAATAGTTGCAGGTAGCTTTATTGATGGTACTGAAAATGTTCAGCGTGACTTGAGCGGAAATAAAGTGCATAATGGCAAAGATGGTTATGTAATTGCGGTTGATGGTAGTGAGCGCATATTTAACCCCAAGCAGAACGCTAAAATAGGTGATATAAGCAATGATGAGGCAGCTCAAATACTATCGGACTACCAGAGTGGAAAACTATTCAACTATGGTGATGTAACGCAGCCAATAATTAATGTGCCAAATCATCACATTGATTTAAGAAGCACTAATAGTTTATTGTTAGAAGTCAAAAAAGCCATTGAAAATAAGCCAGTAAACCACACCAATTTAACGAATTTGGGTGATGTGATAGAAACGCAAATAACTGCTGGTGTGAAAAGGGTATTAATACACAAAAGACAACGTAGAATCTAATGGTAAACTTGAAGATATATCTTAATAATGTACTGATTAATCCTCCAAAGAATTTACGAGAATTATCGGTTGAGGTTAACTTTCAAGATGGTGAATTTGCGAATCAGCAATTGACCATAAATGATTTTGATTTTGTGCGTGAGAATATTGATGCAATAAACAACTGGATAAGTGCTGGATTTATTTTTGAGGGTATGCCATTTCGCATTGAAGAAACCGATTTGAATGGTGTTACTACTAATTTCTTTGATGGTTATATTGACCTTTCCGACCAAACACAATTCGATGAGTATGGCATCATTGCGAAAAGCAAACCAAAGTATAGCATTGATTGGTTAAATGATGTAGCAACTGGCTTTAGCTTTGATTTCTTGTATACTGAAGCATTAGTAATTACGCAGGCTGATTTCGTTGATATTCCTTATGTAATTTCATCAATACCAGATTATGAGAAGTTGGCTATTACTGTCATCGGTTTAACTTTAATTATTGATTCATTAGTTGCATCAACAAAGACATTAGCAGGTACTATATCATCTGTACTATCAGCATCCCCAGATTGGGGAAATTACTTTATTTTGATTGGCGAAATCCTTAAATTTATTGGGCTAATGATTGGCGCATTTGCATTGATAAAAAGAATGTTTGCGGTTATAATTCAGAGGGTAAAATATCACAAAGCAATTCCGATAAGAACACTATTTATCAGAGGTTGTCAATATTTAGGCTTAACATTTCAAAGCAGCATTATACTTGCAAACGATGTTATACTGCCAAAGAAATATTATGTACCAAAGAACCCATCGAACCCATTTAATTTAGATTTATTGGGTGCATTTTCGCCTAACGAATTTATGCAATATGGATTTCCAGCAGGCACATTTGCTGATTTCATTATCAGTATGAAAGATTTGTATAATGGCAAGATATTATTCAATGGCAATCAGCTATTATTTGAGCGCAAAGATTTTCAATTAGCATTGCCACAATACACTATTCCAAGTGTGATAAACACAAAATATCAGTTAAATACTAATGAATTTACAAGTAATTTTCTTTGCTCATTTCAAACTGATTTGAGTGATAGCAATACAATTACAGATTATTTAGGCACTAACTATCAAGTGACATTAAGACCTCAAAATATCTTGAATAATGAATTGGTTTTGATGAAAGGATTAAACCAAGTTGAATTTGCCTATGCACTTGGTAAAAGAAAACTTGAATTGACAGCAGTAGAGCGTTTATTTGATGAAATAAATGAGCAGATTGATAACATTGTAGGCGGTGCTGTAAACCTTCTTAATACCATCATTTATGTCATCAACGATGTTATAGATGGAATCAATAATTTAGTTGATTTCTTTGAAGATTTGGGTGGTCTTGTTGGATTTGATATTACCATTCCAGATATTCCACAGATACCAGATGTACCTTACTCACCATTGGGCGAATTATTAGACAATAGAATAGGAATGTTGCTGCTTGAAAAGGATAGCTTTATGGTGGATAAAATATTGCGAATAGAGATTGATGGCAAGCTAACCACAACGCAGCCAAGCGCAAGGCAGCAGTTTGATTTGTTCTACACCATTGACTACTTTACTCAATATAAGTATCAAGATTGGGCAGGTTTACCATTCAATACTGTTAGCTTTAATCAAATAAGATTAAACCCATTAGTGTTCAATGGCGCAGCAGTTGGCTTTATTGAATCAGCAAAATACAATATTTGGAATAAAATTTGCGACATTAAAACAAAAACTCCTTATATTTACACCACGAATTTAATCAAAACTACCAATGAGCCAACTGGAGAATAACGCAAAAATAGCATTAAGTGGTTTAGCAGGGATGTTTGGCGAGGTCGAAGCACTTATTAGCAAGGCTAAAGAGGGCATTGAAACTAATGAAGAGAAGGCTATTTTTGTGCAGAAATTAGAGCAGAGTGGGATATTAAAAGAATTTGAAGCAGTAAGAGAAAAACTTAAAGACTTGCATAAATAATGGCAGTATCAATAATTGGTCAAACATTTTATGAAGGCATTAGAGGTGGTGCAAGTTCAAGCAATTTCTCATTATTCAATATTGGCGAATCAATATTAGCGTGGACTGATGTTGAATTTTTTACTGAAGTTAAATTTAGCGGTGCTGCTCCTTTAGTTACTGGTAGTGTTGTAAATCAAAACCATTTATATGGAAGCAATAGATTTGCAAATGTAAGTGTTGGTGATACCATAAGAATAATTTGTGGCGCAGGTTTCTTTGCTACTGCTAACAATCAAAAAGTAACAGTTTTAGTAAAGTATAGCAACAATGAAGTGTTTGTTTCTAATGCTATTGTGAGTGGTTTGCCAGTTACAAATAACGAAAGCAATGCTGATGCTATTCTGTATAACTTAACTGAAATTCAAAGTTTAGATTTTCAATATAATTTTATTGAAAATGGGCAGCCAAACCAATTTAATTCTTTAACCACAAATCAACTGCAATGGTTTAAGGGATATAACATTGCTGCATCAAGTAGTGGGTCACCAGTTACGATGTTACCGCAAGGTAGTGGCGAATGGAGACCTAACGCAATGGATGGTACAAATGTAACTGATGCTTATCGTGTAAGCTATGATTCAAGCAATGGTAGACAAGTATTCAAGATAAGGCATTCAACGATAGTTACACCATTGTTTTTGGCATCACAAATTATTGATGCAACTAACAACATTGCACCTGCTTATTACTTAAATGGTAATTGTCTAAAATATATTGTAAAGATATCTGGATTACGCAGTTTAAATGACCCAAATTCTTTGCAAGTTGTTGAAACAGATTCAACTATTTTAGGCAATAGTGGATGGTTTGATGAGTCATTTAATCAAGGTGTTCAAGATTACTTTATTGAAAATATTGAATACTTTAATAATGGCATTCCAGCTACTGAATTAAGTAGTTTTATTGGCTATGACCAAACTATAGAATTTGATATTACAAGTGCAAGTGGTGACTTTGCAGTAGACCAAAGAATTTCAATTGGTGGAATGAAATTGCCAAACAATCAAATCGAATACCAAAATAATGGCAGGCTACTAACTGAAAACTTTTTGTTTGCCAATATTTATGGTTATGTAAATGGTCTTGTTTATGCAAATCCGTATGCTAATGATGGTAATTTTATTGATGGTTGGAAAGCAGATTTGATTGATGCAAACACCATTCACATTACTATGTATTTGGTGTTGGATACTGATACAATAGCAATATTAAACGAAAGTTTAACACCTCGTTTTTGCTTTTGGACAACGATTGCAAACCCAGCATTAACAACTGTTTTAACGCAAAACAAACAAGTAATTTGGAGCGGTGTAAAGCAGTTCAATAATGTTGTAAAGCCAGCCGACCTCAATTGCGTTCAAACATTTAAAAGGCATTACGAAGATGCTAATGATGTTGGCATTACTGAAGACATCACTACATTCAAGAATGATGAGTGCGTTATGGAAAGCCTTATTTATGGCACTTGGGAGGAATTTCCAAGTACTGTGGATTCAGTTTATTTAAATCGAATTTATCAGCAAGTAGTTGCAAAGAGAATAAGTGATGGTGCTGAATTTTTGTTAGAAGATTTTCAGTTGAATGTGCCAGTTATATTTCAAAATGGCGCACCATTTATTAACTATTCAAACAATACTGTTTTCAATATTCCAACAACTGAAATTCGCAAGCCGATAACAGTTACAATAGTTGATGCATCACCAACACCTGCTAACGCAAAGTTCAAAATTAGCTATCCATTTATGATTCGTTGGGAAGCGTGGGTAGCTTTACTCAATGTCAATTCAGATTTCTTCAATCCATCGGAGCAAAACAATGGACAAAATCAAGATTGGTTTCATTACTTGACTGCGAATTGGGAGATTTATTTTAGGACTGGCTACGATGTTGTGTCAAGCATTAATCCTTACCATTTCGATGAGGATATTTTGATTCCGATTAATGACTATGCAACAAATCCAAACTATTCAGTAAAGAAAGTTGAAACATTTACAACTGGAGGCACATCACTATCTGCTGGAGGTGTTGATTACATTCAAGCAGGCAGCAACACAGTAGTAAGGGCTACGTTTACCAAGCCAACTGGTCTATTAGTTGAAAATAGCATAGTAGTTTTTGGCATTGAAATTCACGAACAAGGTGGCATAGGGGGGCGAGTAAGGTTTTCAAGCGTTTGGGAAACAACTTTCCCATTAACTTGGTTTGTTCCCATTTCTGGAATAGATGATAAGGTTGTTTTAACGCAAATAAATTCAACAACGATAAAGGCAGAGGCGGTTCTTGACCACAATGCATTGCCAGTTGGTAACATTACCTATGACATCGTTGCAAGAATTTACGATGTTGATAAAGCACCAGACCCAGAACTTGACAAAACAATGACTGATGGTACATTTAAGAATACAACTTATGGTAATTATAAAACTATAGCATAATGCCAACATTCGACGGAGAAGCAGCAACGCAAACATTCTATACACTACCAGCGGCGAGTGCAGTAGTGCCTACGTTACTATTGCCTAACACGGATTTGTGGGATTGTTGTGCTGATTTTAAACTATTGCAGTTAGCATATGGTGATGGGAGTGATGCAATGAAGAATGATTTCTTTACCTTTATGGACATCTGCTCACCTACCGCTACTGGAGCAGTTTACAAGATATACAAAGAAAATGTTTTGTTGGCAACAATGAGCGGTGGCACTACTTATGGTGTTGACTATCCTTTTGGTTTTCAAACTGTCAATAATCAAAAATATGTTGGCTACAAAATAGAGTGGTATAAGGTGTTGACATTGCACGGAGCAGGGATTTACAAGGTGGAATTAGCAGTTACTGATGGTGTGTTGGGGAATGTATCAATATTCTCATTTGATTTTAAAATGTGTGAATACAGAGCGGATAGAGCAGAGATGACCATTAGATTACAATGGTATCAAAATGGATTGATAGGTAGCTTGAGTGATGATAAACTAACTGTGAATTACTTAAACTTAAATTGGGTAAATCAGATAAGATTATCTGGTTACTTTGGCTATCCAAGTGCCGATTACACGAAAGAAGAAATTCAATATCAAAATGGTGTGCGTGAGTGGACATTTGATGAGCAAGAACCTATTTATATTTTAGAAACGAAAAGAATACCTGCACAACTGCACAACTTATTTCGCATTTCAATAATGCAATCAGATAGATGCACTATAACGGACTATAATTCAAGAAATGCAGAAAAGTATGTTGACAAAGAGATAATGTTTCAAACGGAATATAAACCAGTTTGGAAGCCTTTAATTAGTAAATTAGCACCAGTAAAATTAGAGGTGCGCCAAAGATATAATAATTACAAAAAACATCGTAACTAATGGAAATTAATCAGTATGCAGTAACCGCTTCAGAGATGAAGGATTTGTCCTTTTTGGACATAGACCAATATGTAAGTGCTGGTGTTTACCAATCACAAAAAGTGCCAGTAAGTTTAGTCAAGGCATATATGTTATCGGAAAACATTGAGCAGATTTTGTTAGCAGATATGCAAGCATTAGCAACTGCTGGTGATTTGGTATCATTGAAAACTTACTTGGTTGATGATGGTAGCACATTGTATATGGTAATGGCTGCTGGAGGTGTTGGAAATCAAATATATCAATATGCTATTGATGTTACAACTGGTTTGTTTGGCACATTTGACTTGGTGAGTGGTGTGTTTACGCAATTACCAACACCAACATTGTCACAAGTATTAATAGCAGGCAACACATCTGGCGCAAATGATATTGAATTCGATGCAACACAAGGCTTACTTTTTGCGAATACATCAAGGTTAAGAGAGGGAACTATTGATGCAGGTTTAGGAGGCACAAAAGGTATTGCTCAAATTTGCGCAGTTGGTTACGAATTGAAGTGGGAAGCAGGTCGGTTGTATGTAATGGGTGATGGTGGTACAACAATTAGATTATCTTTGTATAACTTTGCAACCATTCCAACAGTAACAGATGATAATACAAAAGGCTATGCAAGTGGCTCATTGTGGACATTAGATGATGGCACTATTTACACTTGTTTAAACGCTGCAACTGGTGCTGCTATTTGGATACAAGAATCAAGTGTTCCCAACATCCAACAAGTGTTAGATATCGGAAACACCTCAACAACATCTATAAAAATTGATGATGGTGTAGGTAACTATGTTCGTGTTAATTCTTCTAATATAATAATGGAAGATAGTTCTGGAAATGCATTAACTGTTTATCCAGATTCTATAACAATTCAAAATCCAACATTTGGTGCTGGCACAATTAAAGCTACTACATTAGCTAACAATGTTACATTTGAATTGCCTAACAAGGCAGCAGGCACAGAAACCTTTGCAATGTTGAGTGATATTACTGCTGGTAGTGGTGATATGCTTAAATCTACATATGACATCAATAATGATGGTATAGTTGATAGCGCACAAGCTATGGTAACGCAAGGCAGAAATTCAACTGGCGCAACATTGTACAAAGGTACAATAGTGTACATAAGTGGTGCAACTGGTCAAATGCCTAATTTTGTAAAAGCCCAAGCCAATAGTGAGGCTACATCAGCAGGTACATTTGGTGTGGTAAATGCTGATATTGCTAATAATAGCAATGGATGGGTAACTACAATAGGTCTATTAGATAATATTGATACACGCACTACAGCAACACATCCATTTACAGATGTGACATTGGCTATCGGTGATACCATTTATTTACATCCTACTGTAGCTGGTTATATCACAAATGTGAAGCCCTATGCACCTTATCACTTGGTGTATGTTGGGAAAGTTGTAAATGTAGGACCATCAACACAAGGAGCAATAGTTTATCGTATACAAAATGGCTATGAGTTAGATGAACTACACGATGTTTCTGCACAAACACCTTCTAACAAGAATGGTTTGTTCTTTAACACCTCAACATCATTATGGGAAGCAAGGGCAGTAGCAGCAACGGACATTGATGCGAATGTAAGTAATACTGAATTTGGTTATTTGGATGGTGTTACAAGTTCAATTCAAACGCAAATTAATGGCAAACAAGCTACGTTAACAAACCCTGTAACAGGCACAGGAACGAATAACGAAATAGCAGCATTCAATTCAACAGGCAGTACCATAACATCGTTAGCGGTTGCTACTT